GAGCAGTTCGATAGCTTTCGCGGCGTAAGCCGTAGGGACTATCACATCATCTCCATACACAACGATACCATCACTGGTATCGGTGTCGTCAACTCCACTAGTTAGGATAGCCCAAGTAGTAAGCGCCAATATGGGAAAGCATAAAGCTGACCCCATTGGTGCGAACTTCTTGAGTTTTAATATCCTTCCGTCGGGGAGTTGTGTACATAAACTCCTACAGTTTTCCAGGTACTCGAATATTCGAGGCGGGAACAGTAGGCGAACCAGACTAAGAGAAACGCGATCCGAGGCCTCGTTGAGGTCAAGGGTAGCGTAACGACCTGTCATAGAACCCAAAAGGGCTCCACGGCGATTCGTTTCTTGGTCTGTGAAGAACACGTTATACTTTGTAAGGTATGACTGTTCTACGTGCTGGACAATAGCCCTTCCTAATCCTTGTTGAATCCATTGAAAATCAACGGGTTCACAAGAGATTAGACGAGGGCCGCGTGAATCCTTCGGAACGAGTATTACTCGCGCCGAATGATCCTCTGACTTCAAGGACGTAAGTTCTTGGAGTCGGTCGCAAACGTGACTCAAGGACGAATAGTAATATTCGTCAATTGGGTAAACGGATGCGATTCGAGCTGAGACATTACTCCATTCGTACTTACCTGAGAGCTGTTCTCGAGTCGAGACAGATCCAGGTCCGTGCTTAGGTGTAATGTCTTTACAGTCGAAAGAAGCGAACAGCCTGCTAAGCAGACTGCGAGCTTTGCGTATAACGTCCATAGTGCAGGACGGCGTATGCCGCCTGCGCAATGTCGTTGTATATTTGTCAGCTTCAGATGACAGTGTGTCAAGAGAAGCGGACAAGTCCGATAGGTCTTCCTCAGTTCTTTCGAACTTTTGGAGGACATGTTGTTCTTGTTCATATGTATAGGGCAATTCATACTTGTAAAACAAGTAGAGGATTTGCCTGAGTACTGCGATACATTTCGCACACGGATCCGGAAGGACCGTGCCGTCATGGTTTAGTACACCTGTGAAGAACTCTCCAAGAAAGCTTGGGAGTTCACTATTAGGCAAGGGTTTAAACCCTAGCTTAGTAGCTGACA